AAAACTCTCAATAGAGCAATTACATACAGTATCATATTCAATAACAAAATAACTTTTGTAGTCAGGTAACTGTCTGTATGCTTCGCAAAGTAAAATATCGCAACTATACCAGTCAGGATTATCAGTACATTCATTAGTTATAGTAGCTAAACCAGTATTATTAGGGTAATTTTCTCTAGTTGCAACTAACGAATCAACTAGAAGATCATATCCTTCAAAACCTATAGGGTAAAAATCCCAAGACGGATTTAATTTTTTTATAATATTAGAATTTTCGACCTCAAAATCAGTATTATTAAAATGAGTAAATATTATAGCTTTATTGTTATTCATTATATACTATATAAATATGTTTAATGTATAGTATATTAAATACATTTTTTCAAAAAATCTATGTAATTACATGCTTTGAATTATCAGAAAGACATGAATTCATAAAAAAACAGTTTGATGATCTCAAACTTAATTATGAATTTGTAATAGCTCCGGATCAGTATATGTTTCAGGAAAATTATTTATCTGTATCAGAGCAAAGTTTAGTTTATGCCCATACAAATAGTATAAAAAATGCAATAATAAAAAATTACAAACAAATTTTGATATGCGAAGATGATGTATTTTTTAATAAAACATTATCAATTATTGATATACAGAATTTTTTATTAACTTTACCTAAAGATTGGAATTTTTTGCAATTAGGCAATCAAGAATGGGCCGAAAAATGGCTTCAACGCGAAAAAGTTAGTAAAAATTTATATCGATTTTTTCATGGCACAGGTTCCCATTGTATAGGTATAAGAAATAATGTATATAAAAATATTATAAAAAGTTTAGAGAGCGGGGAATATCCTGCAGATTTTGCATATTATAGTTTATATAAAGATTATATTTGTTATTGCCCAGAAAAATTTATAGCAGATGCTCTCTCTAAAAATAATCATTTAAATTACAATTCGACATCCCATATATTTGAGAGTACAATTTTTCATAAAAATTCAATTGTTGAGAAATGAAAAAAATATTAAGAAAAAACTATTGTTTATTAATGCAAAAAATATTCAATGCTTTAGGGTGTACTACTATACCTAAAAAGCTGCATTTTATTTGGGTAGGAGATAAACCGATACCCAAAAAATTTGAAATATATTATAAAAAATGGGAATATCTATATCCAGATTACGATATAAAAATATGGGATGATAGTTTAGTACAGAAAAAAAACGTTATACCAGATAATTTAAAAGATCTTTACTATAATTATTCTCAATACCCTGTATTCCAAGCTGATATATTAAGATATTGTATATTATATAAATATGGTGGTTTGTATTTTGATACAGACTTTGAGCCTCTCAAAAAAATAAAAGATGTATTTTTAGATTTTGAGTTTATAGGAGCAATACAAAATAATAATAAAGTAGCTATTGGTTTTATAGGTAGTGCCCCAGGTAGTGAATTACTACAAAGTTTATTAACAGATTTACCTATACAAATAGATAAATTTATTTCAGCACACGGTGAGAAACTAAGCTTTAATTATTATTTACATAGTTTAACTGGGCCTGAGATTTTTGATAAATATTGTTCTATTTACAAAACAAATTCAAATTATTTCTTTTTCACACCTGAATATTTTTATCCATATTGGCATGAAGATAAAGAAGATAAAGAAATAGAAAACTTTAAAATTAAATCCCCTATTTCATATGGAGTACATCATTGGTCAAAATCTTGGGAGGATATTGAAAGTATAGAACAGGATAATATAAATATTAATCAAATTAATATACCAGATATACCTAATACATAATGAATGATATTTCTATATATAGTTGCGCTAGTTCAGATTTAAATAAAGAGGTATTATATTATCAAAAATTGGTTTTTGAATTTTTTAATTTAGAAATACAACAAATTATTAAAGAAGATTTTGTACACGGTTTAGTTCTTGATAATATTATTAAAAACTGTGTATCAGAAAACATTATTATCTTTGATGTAGATTGTATACCTTTAAAAATAGATTTTTTGCAAAAAATAATACATCAAATCAAAGATGGTAATACTTTATCAGGAGCAGTAGGCTGTGCAAATCATATAGATTCAAGTTTTACTTATATACACTCTTGTTTTATGGCCTTTAAAAAACAACTTTATTTAGATTGCGGTACTCCTTCTTTGAATTCTTATGGTTTTGACACTTGCGGTAAATTTACCCAAGTATGTATTGAGAAAAATAAAAATATAAAATACTGGAATATAACTGATAGAGGGGATAGTATATGGGACACTCCTGATAATGGGAAATTCGGCCATGGAACAGTATATGAAAACTTAATTTATCATCAATATGAGATTAGAAAACCTCAATATAGTACCCCGTTTATTAAAAAATGTAAAGAAATTATAAATAAATGATTTGTTTAAAAAAATATTATTATAGTTTACCTGAACAAGTAAGAAAATGTTTAACTCCAGAAGAAATACACTGCTTTTATAATAAGATAGATTCGTATATCTTTACATCTTTTAAAGTAGCATCAACTTCTTTAAGACAAAAATCTTTTACACATGAAATACAACGAGTATACGAAGTAGATGATAAAAAAAATATTTATGGTTTATATCGTTGCCCTAAACAAAGATTAGAATCTTTTTACAAAAATAAAATATTGTTTAGTTCTAAAAAAGAAAATCAAAAATGGGAACCGTGTCAACCTAAAATATTTGAGATATTCGGTCTTGAAAGATTTTTAAATTCAGATATAACATATGAAGAGTTTATTAATGAAGCAGTAGAAGAGCTATCATATAAAGATGTGCATTTATTACCTCAAACTTACTATATACCATCATTTGTTGAAAAACACATCCAGTTGTTACAATATAATCCTATACTTGAAAAAAAATTCTATATTACAACGATAGAAAATAAAACTTCTAATATAAAATTTAATTATACAAAAAAAATGATTAATAATATTGAAACAATATACAAAAAAGATTATTTAAGATTTTTTAACCATGATTCTTGATAGTAATAACTATACAGTAAAAATTTTAAAACAGTTTGATGGAGAATCAAATTACTTTAATTGCACTTCATATAATAATAATGTTCTTTACAGAAAAGAAACAATATATAATAAAGAATTTCTTATAAGCGGTATAGTGAATGAAGAAGATAATTATATTTTAAAGCCATATACAGATAAAAACTTATTATATAGTTTTGAAGACCCTCGTTATATTAATGAAAAAGAAATAAGCCTCAATAGAGTAGAAATAGATATTAATAAAAATTATAATATTAATATAGTAAAAGTATGTAAGTTTGACTTATATACAAAAGAATTTACTTTCTATAATACTCAGAGCGGTATTTATGAAAAAAACTGGCAATTTTTAAATAACGAAATATTGTATAATCTACAGCCATATATAATTTTTGATCAACAAGAAATAGTAATAAAAGAAGAATATTATGATTGGGGGTTTTGGATTGATAAATATGGTTACCCTTTTTTAAGTACTAGAGAATTCAATATTGGTAGCAATACATATATAATTTTTCATAGTCATAATAGAGATTCAAACGGCATAAATTTTTATTATTATTGCGGGTTAGCTCAAATAGATAATAACTATAATATTTTAGGTTATTACAAATTACCTCTTTTTGATACCTCGAACTTAATTGAAACAGATATATCAAGAGGGTATTTTGATTGGAGACGAGGTCTTAAAAACAAATGTCAAGTAGTTGATGTTGTTTTTCCGATGACAGTACAAGATAATGAGAAAAATATTAAAATATATTGCGGTATAAATGATTGCGCTGCTGGTATTATAACTATAGAAAAAGATATACTACAAAAACAATTGCAATATCACTCAAATATTTTTGAAAAATTCTAAAAAGTTATTTTTATTAGTATTGAATAAATTAGTTAAATATTTTCTTGGTTTTTTATAATTTTTAGAAGCGATTTTATCCTCAAGATCTGAAGAATCGACAATAAAACCTCTGCGAAAAGGAAACTTAGTGCTCTCACTATCATTATTACTATTTAAAAATTCATATTCTTCGTTAATTATAATACCTGGTTTGGTCTCTAAAAAAATTAAATAGTCTGGATCAATTTGCTCTTCCCAAACTGGTATTTTTGATGCAATAACTTTTTTATCGCATAACATTCCTTCAAACATATAGTGTCCGTGTGCCTCATATAAAGAAGGACAAATATGAGTATCACTAGTATTAAAAACTCTTGAAAGTTTAGTATCAGAAATATATTCGGTATAATAAAATTCTGTTCTTACATCCTTATACCTACCAGTACTATCGAATATATGTACATTAGTATTATTAAGTAAGCATTCTGTATTTTTTTGTATAGATTTGCCTGCAAAATGTATTATATTATTATTTTTATATTTATTATAATGATTATCGTACAAATCTCTTGACCAAAAATACAAAACATTTATATTAGAATGGAGACCTTCTAATAATTTTTTTGCAAACTTATTTTTTACTATAACATAATCAAAGTCTGACAATGAACTTGCTTCCTTACAGGTAAGCCACTCTTCATTAACAATAAAAACGTTAATTTTATTTCTTGTAAGTAAGTTAGGCTGAAAATTTTGTATAAAAATACCTATATCATATTGTACTTCTGGAGTATAATCAAAATAATTATTATTATCATTCTGACTTATTGAAAAATCAAACAAAGAACAATCAAATTCAGCATCTAAACACTCCTTAATTAAAGACGCATCAACTTTAACTCCTACTCCATTGTCCCAATAATAGATACAACTTGTACGCATTATTTATAACCTAAGAAGTCCCATTGATCAATATTATTATCCCAATAAACATATATACCAATAGGTAAAAGACAGACATCAACAAGCTTACCGTCTTTAAAATGCTTGCGCATGGATTTTTTTTCAACAAGAAAAAGCTTTTCGTTAAAGTAAATTGTTTTTAAACAATTTTTATACCTCTTCTCCATCTGTTCTTTATGGTTTATTAATCTCCAATCCCAATTAAATGGACACCAATAAACCTCGTCTCCTTCTGCGGTAGTAACTTTAGGTGTTTTAATATCGAAATATTCAATATTTTCTGTTTGTTCCTCGGTAACGGTAAATTGCTGATCCTTAAATAAAACTTCCATGGCTTTTTATATATTTTAATCTAAATATGATTAATATCAAGATGGATTTAACGGATAAATTTTGCAGCAGACCTTGGGATTTTTTTGAAATACAAGAAAAAAATATATACAACTGCTGCCCTACTTGGGTTAATCATGTAACAATAGGGGAAACTACTACTGATTTAGATATAGAAAAAATATGGAACGGAGATCTAGCTAAAAATTTTAGAAAATCTATATTAGACGGTAGTTTTAAGTTTTGTAATAAAGAATTATGTCCTCAAATTAAAAATAACTCATTACCTACTATACAAGAAGTAAAAGAGGGTAAGATAGGTTCAATATATTCTACGATAATAGAATATAAGTTAACCCAAGCAGACAAACCAGGTACTATAAATCTATGTTATGATAGGAGTTGTAATTTGAGATGTCCTTCGTGTAGAAAAGATTTTATATATTACACAGAAAAGACATACAAAAAAGAGTTTGATAGACTAACTTTAATAAATGAAGCGGTCTTAAAATATGTACATTCAGAAAAAAAAGAAATAACTCTCAATATTACAGGTTCAGGAGACCCGTTCGGGTCTAAACATTTTTATAATTTACTTAAACAACTTAATTATAACAAAAACCCTAAAATTAAATTACTATTACAAACTAATGGAGTTTTATTTGATGAAAAAAGATGGGAAGACTTAAAAAATATACATAAATTCCATATTGATACTATTATTAGCTTAGATGCAGGAGATAAGCAATCATATGATCTCACCAGAAGAGGTGGTGATTGGAATAAAGTAAATCATAATTTAGGTTTTATAAAAAAACTACAAGAACAAAAACTTATAAATTGGGTAAGATTAGATATGGTAGTACAAAATAACAACTACAAAACAATACCTCAATTTATTGATATAGCTCGAAAACATGATTTTCACTCATATACATCTCGTATAGTGAATTGGGGTACATTTACCCCTATTGAATTTATGTATCATAATATTTTTAATACTAACCATAAAAATTATATAGATTTAAAGCGCTTAGTTAAGCAGGTATCTCCATACGAAAAACATGATTGGGGTAATATATCTGATATTTTAAATTAATATACTTAAAAATATTCATATATGAAAAACATTCCAGTATATTGTGTAATTCGTACAGATAGAGATTATAATTATACTCAAACAACAAACTTAGAGTTACATCAAGGCTCTCCTGAATATTCCGGTCAATTTGCAATATACTGGAATAGTATTTTCAAGAAAAAATTATCTAAAGTAAAGCAAGAACTAAGACACATAAGTTTTAATTCAATAAAAAAGGCTGATTTCGATAAAGTGTACTGGAATTTGCAAGATTTTTTTGATGATTATAAAAATATAAAAAATAAAACCCTAGTATACATGCAAGATGATGATGATTTGGTAGTACCAGATATTGCATCTAAAATAAAACAAAATTACAAGAGAGGGTTCGATGGGTTAGTTTGGGGACATCTAAGGCTACATGGTATGTATAATTTTTATTTTACTGATATTGAGATTGGTCGAAAAGGATTAGATGATAAAGGTAATACTATGGATATAAATTTTAACCCATTTCCTTTTATTCAAAGCAACCATAATGTTACATTATATCCAATAGAAAAAAATAATAAAATAGGTACTTACATAAAAGAGTTAGATAAAATATTACCAATTAATCACTCATGTATTAACTGGTATCTGTTTCAAACGTCAAAAAAATTTATTAGAATAAATGAGATATTATCAGTATATAATAGTACACCTGCTTCAACAACTTATATAGGAGATGAACTTAATATACTAAAACATGAACATGCTAAAGAATGGTTTGAGTCTACAGAAACTTTTTATAAATATGTAAAAAAATTTACTCTAGTAAAGGAAAAGGGTTGTGTGCAAGCATTACCTCACAGTTTAAAAAGATACATAACAAAAACAAAAAACATTTTTAAAGATTGCTTATGACAACAATTTTTGGTTTAGCAGATAATTATTCTATAAATGAGTGTAAATATTTTTTAAATTCCCTACAACAAATAAATTTTCAAGGGGAATTAATTCTATTTTCTAATACTTTAAAAGCAAGAAATGTTACAAAATATAAATTTTGTAAAATAGTTAAAAAACCTTTAAAGTATATAAATTTAACATATGCAGAAAATGTTCTACGCTACTTTTACTTTTTGGATTATATAAAAGAAAATATAACTCATAATAGTAAAATTTTATTTACTGATATACGAGATACAATATTTCAAACTAATAAAGTTTTTAATATAGAAATGAAAAAAGGTATGTACTTTTTTCGAGAAAATAAAAACAATTTAATATTTACAGAAGACTGGCATAATATATGGTATAAAGATATAGAAAGAGAAGATATGCTTGATCTTAATAGTAAGAAAAAATTTATTTACTGCAGCGGTATACATTTATTTAAAAATAAACAATACGCTATACAATATTGCGAATTGTTTAAGCAAAAAGCCGCAGATTATAAAAAATATACTTGGAAGCTTATGGATCAACCAGTACATCAAATGGTAATATATGAAGATAAAATAGATTCAAAAAAATTATTATATAATGAAAATAATGAATTAGTTTTTCATATGGGGCTATGCGACGAAGGAGAATATTCAGTTAATGAACATGAATTTGAAGCAAAAAACCACATTACTAAAAATAAAAAATATTCTAAAACAAAAATATGTTTGAAAAAAAGTGTTCCATCTATTATACATCAGTATGATCGCCGAGAAAGAGCTACAAATTTAGTAAAGGATTTATATACATGAAAATTGCTGTATGTTTTAGCTCTCAATTGAGAAATTATAAATTATGTCTACCAAGATTAAGAAAAAAGTTTACTGAATTACTAGTAAATCAAGGACATACTGTAGACTACTTTGGCTCTTTTTCAAACAATCTATCATTTGGGTTTAAATACTATAATAAAAAATTTGGGCTTCCGAAAACAGGGTCATTTACAGATAAAAATAACGGTTTTCTTACCGTATATAATGATTGGAACTTTTTAATAGATAAAAAAGAAGCATACAACTTTTTGATGAGTCATATTCAGTTTAAAAAACTAGAAATATTAGATAACTGGAAAGATCCTGTAAAAACTAGCTATACTGATGGTATATATAATAGAGATTCTGTTTCTGAAGACGGTTTAAGTATAAATCAATGGTATTATGCAGAACGCAGTGTTAGTTTAATGCAAGAATATGAAAAAGAAACTAATCAAGAATACGATGTAATAATACGCATGCGGCCTGATATGTTATTACTATATTTAGATTTGATAGGAATAACTAATACAATAAATGAACCGTATCATTTTAAAGCTGGGTATGTAGAAGTACTAAACGGGTGGCCTTCGATAGGAGACTGGTATCATATATTTGGCAAACAAGCCGCTAAACGCTACCATAACGGACTATGTCAACGGTTAATATCATGTTATAATGATATGTATCTAAGAAAGAATGATTTGAAGCAATCATGGGGCGGTAACCCTCCACCTGAAACTATGTGGGCTTATTGTACAAGAGGTATAGGTAAATGTACTTTAACTACGCTAGGCTTCGGTGCGATGCTTTGTAGACAGTTTATAGAGGAATATTATCCAGATATAGATAATATAAATATGGAACAATTGTGTGATTATCAATTTGATATATCATTATCTAATTTTGCTATAGAAGAGTATTTGAATAAAATAACAAATTATAATGTTATAGATGATCACTATGATCAGTTAAGAAATTATATAGAGAGTAATAATATTAACGTATTGAAGCTTAGAGAAGGTCATTTAGTGACAAATGACATTTCAAACACGGATGAAATTTTAAAAGATTTTAAAATAATATGATACAAGAAAAAATTTACGTAGTAAAAAGAATTGGAGAACACTACAAACAATCAATGGAAATTGACCCTGATAACGGTCATCATCAAAAAATACAGCAACATATTGATGTACTGAAAAATGTAAATATAGATTATTGGGATACGAGAGATAAAATTGTTAATTTAGCAAAATTAAATTTATATAATGCTGGATTCAAATATGTAGTTGAAACATTACAAGACTTTGAGCGAAATATCGAAAATTTAAGAGATAAATGGGTTTACTTTACTGATGATGATGATTGGGTTGATAGTAATATAATTACAGTTTTATCAGAAGTTATACGTAATAATAAAAATCTAGATTGCATTATATGGCCGCATATTAGATATCACGCTCTTACAAATATCATTACAGGTAATAAAGAGATAGATCCTAATTACAATCCAACGCCAAGATTACAATCTAATCATTGTGTTATAAAAATAACAGATAATTTTATAAGCAAGTGGAAACCAGATTTAAATATTAAAGATAAAACTCAGCACTGGAATTTAAATGATTATGTCTTTGAGTCGCCTGATTTAAATTTAAATGTTGTAGAGATACCAAGATTTTTATCATTATGGAATAATACACCTATTAGCTTTAGCTGGCATATGCACCCAGAAATATTTTCTATAGAAACAAAAGAATCTTTGTTAATACGGATAGCTAATTATGCATCATTTCTTCCAATGCGAATAGAACAATTAATAAATAATAACATTGATACTGTATATTTAAATTATATATACACACAACAGCAATTTTTTAAAAAATAATATAATGAAATTACAAGAATTAATGCTTAGCAAAGACCCTAAATACTGGACAGATAAGGGATGTAACCATAGTTATACAAATTATTATGATGATATACTTTCAAAGTATAAAACGAAACAAATTAATATTCTTGAAATAGGTATATTAAACGGTGCATCTTTGCATTTATGGGATAGCTACTTCGAACACAAAGACACGATCATATGCGGTTTAGATATTACTGATAATATATATCCTGAGTTTAAAGAAATGTATAGTGAAAGAGTATCATACAAAACAGGAGATAATTATTATATAGAAGATAATATACCTAACGAAGTAAAACAAATTAAATGGGATATTATTATTGATGATGGGAGTCATGATTTACAGCATCAATTAGATTTTTATAAAATTTACGAGAAGCTTTTGAGTGAAAATGGTTTATTAATTATTGAAGATGTGCAAAGTATAGAAAATTTAAATATTATAACAAATACTTATACAGACTTAACTCAAATAGATTTACGTAAAAATAAAGATAGATACGATGATTTACTAGCGGTTTTAATTAGATAAATCGAGAATAACCATATGGATGAATGTTTTTATTCCTCTTATAATTTTTTGGTAGTTTATTATCGCAATTTAATAAATTAAACCACATTCTCTCCATAACATAAACACTATCACTTACCCAAAGATAATCTATACCCCTATTTGAGTTAACTACGGTACAGCTTTCCTTTATATAGTCGTTTATACTCCTCCATTTATCTCTGCTAATACTATGTATACAACTTTTAGTAGCTCCAAAAATACCATTTGTTTGAAATAAGAATAAATCTGGTATAGTAATATCGAATTTACTACAAAACGATTCACAGTTTAAAATAAACCGCTCTTTTACTGATGTACGACCATATATATCACTTATAATAAAACTACCAGTAAGATCTATATAACCGCTACTAAATTTATAATATTTTTTATCCTTTACAATATTATAGAAAGATTTTTTTGATGTAGCTATATGAGGAAAAGGATCTGCTTGTGTAAATATATTTATATCTGCTAAATAGTTATAATTATCTACTATATGCTGTAAGTAAGATTGATGCTCGCAACCTATATTAATTAATTTTTTGGTAATTAAAGTTAAATTAGATAGAGGAATATTATTATCTGATTTTTCATACAAAAATATATTATCAATACCCTCCATATTATCGAGCCAATGTATATCGTTATTAAAAGATGAAGCTATTAGATCAATTCTCATTTTGTAAATAGTTTTTTAGGCCTTCACCTGGGGTGTATGTTTTAAAATCTTCTAAATTTATCCCTAATTTACTTAAAAAATTTATATCACCCAATACATGTTGATTAGTCGGTAATCGTCTGATTAAATCAAATGTTAGCTGAGTGTCAAAACCATTTACAGTAGTTGTCTTGTTAATATATTCAGATTGTAAGCTATCATGTACTCCACGAAGGCAAACATCATTGTAAAAATGATCGAACATCTGCTTGTAAATTAATAAGTGTTCTTTTTTAAGAGTAATAAAAAAAGTATCATGATGTAAATTTGCATGTACATCTGGATTATTAGGCCCGTCAGTATACAAAAATTTATCGGTTAATTTATTTAAATTAATACTAGGTTTATAAAAAAATACATCTGGTCGAATAAACATAAAACAACTATAATCAAGAAATGTAGGTTCTTTTTCTAAAAACTGAATAGCTTGTTTAATGATAAATAATCTAGATAATACAGATATAGCGGGAGTATTAGTAGGGGTATTGATGAGATACGGGTGATAATCTTCATAATTTAAATATAATGTGTTTTTAGGTAGAAATAAATTATTGAGTTTATCTTTTAGTGGTATGCACCATGATGTTATAAAATAGTCAAAAACCCAATCTTTGTTTTCGTTTATAATGTAATATTCTAACGTTTTTTTACATATTGAGATATCTACATAACTATTAATATTGCTAGATGATAAAGTTTTTAATTGATCTTTAGATGACCATCTTGTATCTCTAAACGGGCCTTCCTTGGTAGATACACCACCATACAACATAATACAACATTTTTTATTAGTTGTTATTCTCTGTGACCGTGAATTTTGCTCCATATAATTTCTGTTGTATCCCTATAGATATTACTACTTTTTATAGGTACTATTTTAGATGTATGATGAGAAAAAATCCAATACATAAGACGCTCCGTGCTCATAGAATGTATTTTTTCTGTTGGTAAATTTTTAAGATTTGAAAAAATATCTCTCAATATAGAGCCTTTACATCCGAAGGAAGTATGCGTGATTAGATTAAATTGTTTATATCTGTTAATCCATGACTTCCAGCATTGATCAAAATATACAGTATCTTTAGTTAAAAAATTTATAGCTTTTTCATATATTTCTATCATATATAACTCATCAAAACAAGAATACCAACCCCAAGAAAAATCAAAAGAATATACATCTGCTTTAGAAAAATTAAAATCAATTTTTTTTTCGATAAATAAAGTATCCTGAATGCAAATATAATTTTCTGCTGATATGTTATCTATCGCATATTTCCATGCACCAAGCTCATAGTTTACATTATTACAGAAATGAAAATTTATATTTTTAAATTTTTGTACAGGTTCAAAACCTGATAATACATCGCTTTTAGAATCTATAACATGTATGTCAGGAAAGTTATAATGTTTATTGATTAATTCAATATTTTCTAACAAAAGACCCGTAGGATTTTTTGTGGAAATACAAAAAACATAATCATTCATAATTTTCTATAAAATATTTAAGATCTTCTGGTGTTCCTAAACCCCACATTTTATCAATATTATAAATTTTTATCTTCTTATTATCACCTATCGCTTCGTTAAATACAGGGCATACATAGAATTCATTATTAACTCTAATATTGTTATTAATCATTTGCTCAGCATATTTAACATAATCAGATCCTCTTCGCCAATAATATATACCCACAGTAGCAATATCTGATATTGGATTTTTTTCTGCTACTTCAGAAACAAAGCCTTTATTATTTAACTTAGCATAACTCCATTTAGGATGAGTAGATTTAAAAGTTAGTATACCCCCATCAATAGTATCCCCAATCATAGAGTACATAAATTCATTACTATCCCATTCTACAAATTGATCAGAATTTGCCATTACTAATGGTTCATCATTGTCAATGTACTCTTTAGCTAAAAGAGTAGTACAAGCGGCTCCTTCAGTTATACCATCAACTTGTACAATCTTACAGTTAGGTGTAATATTATTAAGAACTGTTTCTAAATTATATTTTTCATAGTGAGATTTCTGTACGATAAAAATATAGTTCGCTTGTATGTTAATATTTTCTACGACTGTTTGAATCATAGGTTTACCATTAACATCAATTAACGGTTTAGGAAAAGTATAACCCGCTTGTTCAAATCTACTTCCTGCTCCTGCCATAGGAATAAGAACATTCATATTACCGCCTTGCCATTTTGGTTTGATTTCTTCCATATTTTTATCGGTTTTTTTAATAAAATTAGTTATATAATCGAGTGTAGTATCGTTAGGATTAGTTACTGGGCATAAAACACTACCAGTTCGTAAAGCACCTTTGCGACCTATATGAGAATCTTCAACAATAATAGTCTCATCAGGATTAGTTCTACTTAAAATCATACATCTCATATATATTTCAGCATTAGGTTTAGATAAAAACACGTCTTCATTAGAAACAATATAATCGCAGTAATGTAAAATTCCTAATTTATTGAGAGATACAATAATTGTTTCTCTTATCGCATTCGACGCAACACTTATCTTAATATTACTACTTTTAAGATGCAGAAATAGTCGCTGTAATTCTAAATTTTCTTTTGTACTTTGTAAAAGTTCTTTAGTGTAATACTGTTTAAGGGACCATACTTTAGAAAATAATTCAGTAGGTAAGTTTTTGTTATTACAAAGTAAATCTAATTTAGCTTTAGTAGATTTGCCATCATAAGTTGAAAGATGTTCTTCTCTTTCAATAATATATTTTGGATCTACATCATATAAAGCTTTATTTAGCGCATGGTAATGTAAATCTCTACTATCGATTAGAACTCCATCTAGATCAAATATAATGTGTTTTATATAATTGTACATAATCCGAACAAATCCCCGTACACTGATATTTAAATGTTGGTGGTTTATTATCTACAATAATACACTTACTATTAGTGCTTACTTCTTTACCTGGATATACCCAGATATATCCTTGAGAAGTAATTGTATAATCATCTTCTTGATGCCAAAAACAATGCAAATTAGCATTAATACAATATTCTAAAGCGGGTAAATTTTTTGCGTGACATACAAAAAAAGTATTTGCTAAAAACTTACTATCAACTTCATATTGAGGATAGTCATGCCCGAGTATATATTTATTATCTTGAATCCATACATCAATCTCTACTACATACCCAGAATTTACAGCATTTAATATATAATCAGGGTGATTTTCTTGATCTGACGGACCATTAAGGTTACCTCGATGAGATATAAGCATAAAAATTTACCTCCAATAGTCGATCATCTCATCTAACATGGTTTCAAACGTATATTCTGGCTGCCAACCTGTAGCTTTTTGTAATTTAGAGCTATCTCCTTTAAGATTATTAAGTTCTTCAGGTCTCATGTATTTAATATCCTGTTTAATATAGTGACTCCAGTCTAAATCAAGTTTACTAAATGTATACTCAATTAAATCTTGTACAGAATGAGAAACCCCAGTAGCACAAACAAAATTATCAGGCTTATCAAGCTGTAAAATCATCCACATTGCCTTTACATAATCTTTTGCATGACCCCAATCCCTAGTAGCATTACGATTACCTATATATAAAGAATTTTTGTAGCCACATTTTATATCAACTGCTCCTTTGACAACTTTATTTGTTACAAATGTAATACCACGACGAGGGGATTCATGGTTAAATAAGATCCCGTTACTTATAAACATATTATAACTATTTTTGTAATTGTTACATATATTATAAGCAAAAACCTTAGCGCACCCATAAGGAGACACAGGCCTCATAGGGGTTTCTTCTCGCTGGAACCCATCCTTATCAATACTATTACCAAACATTTCACTCGAAGAAGCTTGATAAATTTTAATATTTTTATTGTGAAGCTTTACTGCTTCTAATAAGTTGATAACTCCCAAACCAACTACTTCAGATGTGTATTGAGGTAAATCAAACGACACCCTTACATGAGATTGCGCGGCTAAATTATAAATTTCATCAGGATTATGTTTCTTAATAATGCGCATTAAAGAACTAAAATCAGTCATATCTCCATACTCAAGAGTAATAAGATTATTATCTCTAAGTTTAGCAATGCGTACTGATTGATTCTCTGACAGATTGTCTACGAACCATGCCGATCACATTATAATTTTTAGATACAAGAAATTCTGCTAAATATGAACCATCTTGACCATTTATACCCGTAATAAAAGCGGTTTTTTTATTTTCTTGCGACATCATAATTTTCTATAAACCAATTAACAGTTTGCTTAATACCTTTTTCAATTGGAGTAAATTCAAAGTCAGGAACTAAACTCATAAGTTTGCTGTTATCTGAAGGTTTTCTAAACTGACCTTCAGGTTTATCAGTATTATATATGATATTGCCTTTAAAATTAAAAGCATCACATATAATATCAACTATATTTTTAATACTTACTTCTTGGGATGTGGATAAAATAATAGGTTCAGCATTATCATAGTTAGATAAAACCCAATTTATTAATTTACCTAAATCTTCACTATATATAAACTCTCTTAAAGGCTTACCTGAGCCCCAAATTTCTAAATCAGTATTATTTTTCTTAGCGATATAACACTTATGTATTAATGATGGAAGCACATGACCATCATCAATATTGAAATTATCTCTAGGCCCATACACGTTAGTAGGTATGACATTAACGAAATTGACATCAAACTGTTCTCTATAAGCTCTTGATTGTACATCAAGCATACGTTTAGCATATGCATAACCGTAATTAGAACTATGCGGAGGACCTTGATGAATTTTATCCTCAGTCAAGGGGTATTCTACTTGATCCGGAAAAATGCAGGTAGATAAAATTGATACAAGTTTTTTAACCTGGAAAGTTCTACAAGCTTCAAGTACATTGGTATTAATTTTAATATTATCTAAAAAGTATGTTGCATTACCTCGCATATTACCTCCTAGACCCCCTACCTTTGCTGCAGTATGTACAACATGGGTTGGTTTATTTTTTTCAAACACAGTTGTAGCTTCATACCAGTCTCTTAAATCCGCGTCTTTACTAGAAAGTTTGATATCAGCCTTTATAGTTGAACCAACTAAACCTGTACCACCCGTAATTAATGTTTTCATAATAATTGTTTTAACCCTGTATAAATATCGATTGTTTGATTATAATCTAAATTGTTTAATTTATCAACATTTAAGTACATATCTTTGACTTGTACTAATTTATGGAAATCAGTAGGTTCAATGGTGATAAAATTACTTGTAGAATTAGTTTGCTGTTTGACATAGTTCATAAGATCTATAAACTTATACGGAGTGCCAGACCCTATATTTACTATATCATTATAATTCGTATTACTTGATAAGATAGTATATATAGCTCTACATACATCATCAACGTGTATATAATCTCTTACAAAATTACCACCATGATAAAGATTAACATCTCTATTATTTTTTATTTCATTAATTAAATATTGTAAAGCATTTTTTTTCTTTGAAACTCCTTTATCATTTTTGCCATAAACATTACCTAATCGCAAAATACGATACTTAATATTAAAAGTTTTACAATAACTTATAAGTAAATCTTCTGCGCATTTCTTTGTTATACTATAAAAACCTGTTGGATGACAATAACTATCTTCTTTTGCAGGTAAGGTTACATTACCATATACAAACCAAGAACTAATAAAATTAAAAACAGTATTTGTATCTTTACAATTTTCTAAAACCTTAATTAATTTTATCAAATTAGTCTCAATATCTATTGTAGGGTAATTATGTACATTATAATTATCAGTAGTACTAATAAAATATAAAATATTTTTATATAAAGGTTGATTATCGTCTCTAGAATGTCTATGTATCTCCATAGGATACATATTGCAAAACGCGTTCCCTATAAAACCTGTTGATCCAAAAATATCTATTGTGTCCATTTTTTATTAAAAACATTATCTACATAATCAAATACATCTTGATTGTAGTGAGGGGCCGCCCCAATAAAGAAAACTTTATCTAAAACTTGATTAGCGTAAGGAAATTCACTTACATTACCTAAATGTGAAAAACCTGGATGTAATAATATATTACCCGCAAAGTAATTTCTTGTTTGTATTTTATTTTCTTCTAAAAAGGTTACAAGTTTGAACTTTAATTCTTTATCTTCGCATATAAATGGAGTACCAAACCAAGAAGGACTAGCTTTATCTAGAGTTTTAACTCCTCTGATACCATCAACATATTTGAGAAGTATATTTTCTATATTTTGTTTGCTATTTTTTCTTTTGGTACATATTTCATCAAATTTCTTGAGCTGTTCTACTCCAATCGCACCTTGCATATCAAGAGGCTTTAGATTGTAACCCATATTATTGAAAACATACTTATGATCAATAATACCATCATAGCTCTCTAACCATCTATCAAACCTATTACCACAACTACCACAAGCTAAAAGATTAGCGGGCCCGACACAATAGCAATCCCGACCCCACCACGAAAAACTGACAAATAATTTCTTGAGTTCAGGATTATTCGTACATACCATACCTCCTTCGCCTGTAGATATATGATGAGCAGGATAAAAAGATGATGTCCATGCAGTATAATAATCTGAAAGATGCTTATTATTCCATTTTGTACCTATACTATCGCAGCTATCACCTATCAATAATAAATTATATTTTTTACATAATTCGGTAAGATAATCCATATCGGGTGGATTAGCAAGAACTGGAGATACAAATATAGCTTTTGTTTTAGAATTAATTTTTTCTTCTATTTTGCTTACATCAAAGTTTAAAGTATCGTATTCTATGTCAACGAAAACTGGTTTTAAATTATTTTGTACTAAAACTGATATAGATGTAGGGAATCCTACCGGGGAAACAATAATTTCGTCTTGATCTTCCCATTTATAATATTTCCTCAAAGCAGAAATTAATACTAAATTTGCTGAACTACCAGAGTTAACCATATGGGCATAACTAACATTAAAATAATTAGCAAATGCTTTTTCAAAACGATGTACATTTTCACCAGCTACAATCCATTTCCCTGTTAAAAAGGCATTCAAACCAGCAACAATTTCTTTATCATCCCAGTAAGGACCAGAGTATAATACAGAACTTTCACCGGGTATAAATGAAGTATTATACAAATACGGTGGTAGTCTGTTACTTAAATATGCTTGAGTTTCATCAATAATTTTGTCAATCGTTAAGTTTGTCATTTTTTATATTATCTAATAAGTTTTTATCAGGTGAAGAAAACCTCTCAACTTGTGCGAAGTTATATTTGATATAATCAAGTTTAGAATAATAATCTTCTATAGAAATTTGTTTTATAATATTAATAAGTTCAGGTATATTATTAAACGTATAAAAGCCTTTTTTATTAAACTTGTCCCCTATATACGGGTCACCGTAATATATAGGTATACATCCTGTTGCAAAACAATCAATAATCTTTTCAGTATAATAACCTGGATATATACAATTTTCAACTACAATACTATATCTATAATCTTTGAAAGGATCTAAACGGTTATCAAATTTATTATAACCAGTACCCCATAAATCTATATCTGTTGTAATATTACGAACAATTTCATGACGTAATTTATGACCTACAGTCCATGTTTTATTAGAAGCCACAATAGATAAATTCTTAGTCTTAGAATAAACACTACAATCTTGAATAGGTATCCAACACCCACCGAATTCTAACACACCTACTTTAGGATGAATAATCCTAGGATCACACAGATATATTTTATCAAAAATATCTACTAAGGTTTCCCACTTTTCATATAAAGCAGGCTTGATCACCGGGCTTTCAAGTGCCCATGCAACTTTATATTTACTATCTATTTTGAGTGGTATATCAGTAAAACAAAATTCATCAGTAAACACAGTTACACCATCCCATTTACGCAAAGGTGGCTTAATATACTGTAAATCAAGCACAGGTCTAGTAGGGTTTGCATAATTAGGAAAATTATTATCAAATAAATTAATTAACATTTAATTTTATCCATTCTAGCGGTAAATTTTCAAAGTTATCTTTTTTATCAGCATAAGCAGGTCCGAACCATGTTGTCGGTGCTACTACAATTTTATTAGGGTTACTGTTTAACCATGCTGCCCACCAGCTAAAAGAAGAGTTAGCAATAATATTATTACTACACATAGACATTAACCATAAGCTTTCTATATCGTTAGTATTTTCAACAAAAATACAATTATTATAATCAAAATTATTTTTACACCACTCTATATCGTCAGAGAATATATAAATTTTACTATAATCCCTAATCCTTTTTAAGGCTCTAGTATAGTAACTTAAAGGTAAAACTGGGTGATAGTCTTGAAGCTTTAAATAATCTGTTCTTCTTACATGTATAGATACACTATTATTATCTATAAAATTTTTATCTATAAAATTTTTACTAGGCTTGAGGTTATTTTTTATAATATGAGAGATATTTTTAAAATATCTATAATTTTGCCAATAACCATCAAAAAAATACAAAAATTTAGAACTATAGTTAAAACTCTTGTACTGAAAATCATCTCGAACAATTTTTATTTGTTTATTACAATTTGTATTACTAAAAAGTTGATATTTAATAAAAGGTAATTTATTTAAAGAAAACTCTCTAGGAGTAACCCCTATTTGATTATTATAAAAACTATTGTCTAAATATGTATCAATATTATGTTCCTCAAAAGCTTTGCTAAATGCCCATTGATAAAGCTGGTTACCTAACCCTCCTTGTAATTTAATTACTACCATACATTTTAAATTGTATTCAAAAATTTATCAATATAGTCTCTATCTATATAATCTGAACTTTCAACTGTATTGTAAGCTGGGTGTATACAAAAACCATTTCGTACAAAACCGAAATTCAAATTATGTCTATCTTTGTACTTATTGTATGGTACTTCATCAAATGCATCTACAAATAATGTTTTATCATTAACAATATTTTTCCAATGTTCTGTTTTAGTAAAAAACAAATTGTTACAAAAATAAGGCCTGTTATGTTTTTCTATTCTAAAGTTATTTGTTTTTAAGAATTTGTCAATATAATGTTCACAAAAAATATTACATATTTCAGATTGAGCTAATCTAGACACTCTTACTGGGTGTATTCCTTTATAATGGTGATTAATCTCGGTAACATCCCTATAAAATGATTCATCCCATGAATGTCTCGTTTTATTAAGTGTAGAATAATCAGCTCCCCATATATTGGTTATATAAGTGTTCAAAAATATATCATAAATATGTTTTTTGTGATGTTCATCAAATAAATCTTCTATAAAAAATTCAGTTGAAGGTATACCATTAGATAAAATAGGGCTTAATAAAAGGGTATCAGGATTATCATCTAAAAAATGAATATTCTCGATAAAATAATCCCATAATTGGCTAGTAATAAATACATCATCATCTATAGAGCACATATATTTACTATTATCACATATACTTGTAGCATAGTGAATTTTATTCATGTAATCTGGTTTACCGAAATTAACACTTCTTCCTTTAATACCTAAATTTTCAATAATATCAGGATATTTAGTTTCTTTAAAAGAGGACAAAATGTTCAAATAAATTTTGTTTTTATTTTCGCTTTTAATTTTACTTAGAGTTTCAAGAACTTTTTTAAAAAAAGGTAATCTATGCGGATTATGTAATATTAAATTTAATTGTATCATAGTTTTAAGTTATATAAAAATATATTTTCTTTTAAAGTAGTCTCATCAAAAGCTCTATCTTTATATTTTAGTAATTTTACTGAAGAACATCTATTCATTTTAAAATCAGTCTTAGTTCTAACTCTTTTTGACCATTCTACATCTTCTCCATATCCCCATGGCAGTCGATTATCCAAAGGGTTATCTAACATAAAAGATTTTTTACCTATCCAAAAAGCACCAGAAAAATACATAAGCTTAGATAAATGAGACATATCATAAGGAATTAAATAATGATTGTTATTAAGTATTGGATTACCATCTTCTGCCCATAAAGACCAATCTCTATAACGAGTATTATCAGAATTAAGTATCCTTGTCATACATATATCAAACTCATTACCATAATCCAAAAAACCTTGATACCAATCTGGACTAAAACTAATATAGTCGTGTAAATAAACTATATTATTATAATTAGATATATTTGTTATAATATTTTTTTTGATAGATATATCCCCTGAGGGATGAATATCATTATACTGAACAAACCTAGTATTGAAAGAATTAATATTTAAATTTTTTCCTACAACAATAATTTCATAATTAGGTATTTTCAAATTATGTATACTTTGTATACAATCTTTTATATGATCTGAATCACCGCCAGTAACTATTCCAAAAGTAAAATTCATTATTTAAAAATACATAACTATATTATTAGGGTGAGTTTTAGGATATTCATCAATAAAATTAATTTTTTTATTAAACAGATTAATTAATTCGTTTTTAGTTAATGAATTAATATTAAATGCATCACTAATAAAATTAAGGATAAAATATCCGTGTTTACATTTTTCAATTATATTATTATAATAACTGACTTGTAAGTCTTTACAAATTTCAGAATATGCATAAGTACTAATAACTAAATCATACTCTTCAATATTGTTATCAACCTCGTCAATAGGTAATATCTTAATATTAATATTATGTTCATTAAGATATTTTTTTGTTAGTGCTGAAGGTTCATCAAGATCAATAATAGTATAATCAATATTATTAAACATCTTATTTAAGATTAAACACTGACCTCCATAACCACAACCTATTTCAATTATTTTTTTATTATTAAAATTTCCAAAAATTTTTGTAAAATCAACTAATGTCTTTACATACCTTAATGTAGTTGGAGATATATTACCTATATCAGGATACTCATATTTTACTGGACTGCCTATCTCATCATTTGAGATAAAATCTGTTTTTATTTTTTTATAAATTATATCACTATATTTTTTTATATAATTAAGATATTTTAAACCATCTTCATAACTTACGTGTTCTAAAATTTCTTTATAAGATGGTTTTTGTTTAAACGTAGAAAAAATTTCATCATTTTCTACAGCTAATTTACAAATGTTTTTATATTCAAAAGTATCACTTATACTATTCATTTACAGTATTATATATAGGTTTGTTTTTTATATCTAAAGCGCACCGAACTTGATCATTCAAGTCTTTATGATGTTCATTTAATGGTATGTTATCTCTATATAAATATAAAGGAATAGAAATAAACATGGTTTTAGATCTCCCAGCTAATTCTAAAATAGGCTTCATTATAGCTACATCTCCAGCGCTTGTATATAGTTTATTATTAATATCATAGAAACTTATTTTAGGATCAATATGTTTCCATAATTTAAGTTTAAAGGTTCTTAAATGGGAAAATATCCAGCCTACAGGAGAGATATATTCTGAAATGCTTATACCTTTTATCCACGGTTTACATATACTCTTATTGCCTGTAGATGTAATATAATTACCGTAAGATACTAAGTGAGTTGAGTTTTTAATATATGCTTGAGCGATAAGACTAAAAACGTTAGGGTGCAAAAGTAGATCATCTCCATCAACGTGTACTATTACAGCATTAGGATTATATTTAAAAGATTCAATTGCTTTAATATGATTGGAAAGTGGACCTGTATTATGTTTATTTTGCAAAAATACAAATTTATTATTAATATTATTTTTTATAACCGATGATGTATTATCTGTTGAGCAATCATCAATTATAACAACTTTATAATTTGTATATGTTTGAGACTTAATAGAGTCAATACATTGTTTTATATACGACTCACAATTATAGCAAAGTACTACTATGTAAAGTTCAAGATTCATCTATAATATTTTTAGCAACAAATGTTCGTTCAAATTTATCTAGATTATCTTCTGTATGCCAATAAACTTTATTAATTTTACCTTTATCAGTTACATCAAACTGTAATACTTTTTTACCTGATAATAAACCTTCAATACTTGTACGACCTAAGAATATACCTGAAACAATATCACATTTTTTGTAAAAATCTTCTACGTGCCATTGAGGCTGTATACTTTGAAAGTTTTTATGTTGAAGATTATAATCATCTCTACCTACATGTAGTATTTTAAAGTTTTGTTTTTCAGATAAATCAAATAAATACCTCATGACATTTACTCTAAGATAATCTATACTACCTGGAAATAGAACTACTTTATTTTTTATATCTAATTTACGATTTCTAATAGGATTAAATCTACTAAAATCAAACGGATTATAAATAAGATCACATTTGATATCAAACTTTTCTACTATAGATGGTCTAATACCTACATATTTAGTAACTCTCTTATCGAGAATAGGTTGTTCGAGATCTAAAACTTCTGAGTGTATTATATTAATAAAAGATTCACTCTTTATATTTTTAAGATAATCCCACATAACTATACCATGTGAAAAAATAACTTTATCGAAATTTCTATTTTTAATATCTTCTTTATTTAGAAATGTAATGTTATTAGTTTTATCCTGTAAAGGTTCACCTGTAAATCTTGAAAATACAGACACTTGATGGCCTAAGTCTTGTAATGCAGTAGCGAGCTCATAGAAATATATTTCTGAACCTGTGAAATTCTTAAAACTAAGACAACTAAGTAAAATATTCATGACCAACCTAATGCTTCTGCAGTACTTGAAAAATTATTTACAAAAACATCTTTACATTTCAATGCAATATCTCTATGTTCTTTTTGAGTATCTTCTTTAGAGCGAAGATCAATATAATGAATCCATGATCTAATAGAGCCTTTCATATACATAGTAGTTTCAGTACATAGAGGTAAAACCATACGAGCACACTCCTTAGCAACACCTTTGTCAATTAAGCTATTGTACACAAGTTCTGCAGTATGAATATAATCATCAATTGCTTCTTGATGTTCTGTTTCGAGGATATGAGTTTCATCTCCGACCTGTCTATTAGTCTTGCCTTGTAATCTCCATTCTATATTTTCGAAAGATGTAACATTACTATACCGCTGACTAAATTCTTGGAAAGAAAACGATCGATGTCTGAGTATCTGCGCTGCAATAGCTCGAGAGGTTTTTATTTCAACGCATAGGTCTACCATTTCAAAAGGAGACCAATGTTTATGTTTAATTAAATAGCTTAAAAGTTTCGGTGCGGTTTTAGTATTATGTTGATTTGAAGGATTAGAAACCCGAGCACAATATGCAATAAGATCTTCAGGTGTTTTGATGTTATTTATGGTTGGATGAGTGATTGAAACTAAATTAACTTCCATATAATTATTATAAGATACTTTGTAATAAATCAATAAATAATTATAACAATTATGCCGAAAGCAAAACGGGAACCTAAAAAGCCTTCACGGGCTTCAAGGGATATAGAGGAACGAATTCATAAAAATTATTTTACGAATTTCGAAATTAACCAAGAGTTTGAACTCAATGATGTTCATAAATCCTTCCTAGAACTAGCATTAGATAAACGAACAAAAGTATCAATGATTGATGGACCTGCTGGTTCAGGTAAAACATATCTATCTGTACTTGCTGCTCTTCAGTGTCTCAAAAATCACTACGTAGATGAAATAGTTTATGTAAGAAGTATAGTAGAATCTGCATCAAAAAGCTTAGGTTCTCTCCCAGGGGAAGCTGATGAAAAGTTTTTACCATGGATGTACCCCTTGTTTGATAAATTACAGGAATTACTTACAGAATCAACAGCTAAAAATTTAATCGCAGAAGATATAGTAAGAGGTATACCGGTTAATTTTGTACGCGGAGCTACATTTAGAAATTGTTGCGTTATAGTTGATGAAGCACAAAACTTAACATTACCAGAAATAATAACCATATTAACGCGAATTGGTAATAATTGTAAATATTTTATTGTAGGAGATAAGAGACAAGCAGATATAGGTAGTAAGTCTGGCTTTAGTAAGGTGTTCGATTTATTTAGCGACTATATATCAGAAAGAAAGGGCATTTTTACATACGAATTTACCTCAATGGAGGTTGTACGAAGTGAGATACTTAAGTATATAGTAGAAAAACTAGAAGAATTACATATGAAACCGTAAAGCTTTTGCTAATCTACTATGGAGACTCTTTTTTTGTTCTCCACTTTCAACTAGTCTAGAATATTCTTTTCTAAATGCCTCAACGAACTCTTTAGATAGTTCGAGATTACGAGGATAGAACATTCGTGTCTTTAACGTTAAATAACCTTCACATAGCTCGTCATATTTCATTTAATTATTTATTAAACCCCGAACGCTTTTTTAATTTTTTCCATTTCTTCAAGCTCTTGAGGTGTAATAATATTACCCGGTTCTATAAAATCTCCGTCATCATCGAGATACATTTTTATTAATTCAATACGCTCTTTTCTGTTACCAAAAACCTCGACAATACCCGGGCGGTCTCCTTCAGAAAAGAAGGTAGATTTTGGATTATTCATATAATCTCTATGTACGGCTTTGAACAGATTGTCAATTTCTTGTATATAATCTTCATTTGTATCTCTTAGTTCGTCTTCAACGACCTGTACTGGAGCTACTTTGGTAATGGGTGTAAAAAATATAATATCTAAAAATCGAAGAGTTTCTCCGATCAAAGGCATACATTTTTTTATAAATTCATGATCAATATCAGATTCTTTTTTTTGTTCAGCCCATATACTGTATATGATATTGTCAAGAGGACAGCGATCAAATATAATTTTATCCCCTTTAGAAGTTTTTTGAAGTTCATCAATCATGAAGTTCAAAATTTCCCACTGAGTATCTTTATTAGTAACGGAAGAATGGCTTAAGCTCTTTTCAACAATTACATCTCTATATGTCTTGGTAGGGGTTGTATACATAGGCCACTGATCCAAGAAATCTTTGATTAAAGTACTCTTACCCTGACATGCTGTTCCACTAATCGCTATCCTCATTAGTTATATTTACTTATAATATTAAACTTTCAAGGCTTTATCCCATATAACTAATTGTAATCTTGGACTAAAATTGAAATAATGTTTTTTAGCTAATTCCGCTACCATACTACTAACTTCAGAATGTTCTTGTCTACTACCACAACAAGGCATTAACCATACTCTACCCGGAGCAATATCAAAACAATCAACATACTTATCAAGCACTTCTTCCATATCCTTTTCTGTCTTGATAACAAACTTAAAACCAGATCCTTTAGAAGCATGCCATTCAAGTACTTCAGGAATATATCTTTTATTATCTGGGTCTCCATTAGAAGAAAGTTTAGGAGATGTAGTGAATGTAGCTTTAATGTTACCAGCTAACCATTTAGCGCTAGGTTTGAGAGTAGCATTAGTTTCAAAATCAATACGCGGGACCCAGCTCCATCGCAAAAACAAGTAATCTATAAACCTAAGAAGCTTAGTTTGTTGAATGAGAGGTTCTCCACCTGTAATTTTGAATATAGCACCATTAAGTAAATGATTTTTATAGCCACTTTCTTCAAGAAATTTAACTATCTCTTCAAAAGACATTTTATTTTTTATACTCCAAGATACAAAACTATCACACCCATGTGGTGAGTCCGCGGAAGCAAAACCCTTACATGTAAGGTTACACATAGATAATCTCATAAAAACAGATGGCTGTCCTATAAATTCACCCTCTCCTTCAATAGTATAAAAGATCTTATCATCAGATAAGAAAAGTTCATTTGATCCTATAGATTCGTTGCTCATAATTAATTTGTAGTCTCTTCAAATGGATTTTTCAACACCTTTTCTACTGGAGGTGCTTTTTGTTCATAATTATCTTGTTTTTTATTACTCCAATTGATATCATCCCAATTAGAGTAATACTCTTGTTTATCTGAATATGGTCTAGCTTTACTTCCTTTGCTCATAGTAATCCTTTATATATTGCACTATTTTTTTCATGTTCCCAAACTTCAACTTTTTTAACAAAACATCTACCGTCAGTCATATCATCAACAAAACTTGAAGCGAGATTAAAACAAAACTCTGCGAATTTTTCAATACCTACCCCATCCATAATCCGTAAGTCTATAATACCTTTTTCATGTAATTCTTCGAAAGTAGATAAAAACGGATCATCTTTAGATATGACAGTAGTGTGATCAAATTGTTTCTCTAGTTTACTTTTTAAACCTTTGAGGGCTCCAAAGTCTACAACCCAGTTCCTTTCATCTAGCTCATTACAACCAAATAAAAATTTAGCTACTAAACGATATCCATGTAAGAACTTACAATGACTTGTTGCTTTCGGTTGTCTAAACGCACAACTACCTAGCTCTATAACTTTTGTGCTTCTAAATTTACTCATAACTCAATTATAAAATAGACTTGAAATAAGTCAATAATTAATTATAATAGGTGATATGAGAAATAAAGAGTTTATTTTACCTACTGCTAATAGTTCTGCTCCGAGAACAGAAGAAGAACGACAATCAATTATTGAAAAAGCAACAAAAGCATACGAGGCATATTTAGATGCTTTAGGATTTGATTGGCGTAATGATCCTAATAGTACAGATACCCCTCGTAGAGTAGCTAAAGCTTTTGTTAACGACCTAGCTACTGGTTGTTATGATAACCCTCCTAAAGTGACTTCATTCCCTTCAGATGGTTATGATGGTATTGTATCACAATGTAATATTCCAGTAAAAAGTCTTTGTAGTCATCATCATTTAGCATTTACTGGAGTTGCTCATGTGGCCTACATACCTAGTCTAGAAGGTAGGGTTATCGGATTAAGTAAGCTCAATCGTATAGTAGAATTTTTTGCTCGAAGGCCTCAGATTCAAGAAGGTCTAACAATCCAGATTCATAACTCAATCGACGAAGTATGTGAGAAGAATCAGGGAGTAGCAGTACTAATAAAAGCTCAACATACTTGTGCTTGTTTGAGAGGCGTTAAGCATGATGGGTGTTATATGGTAACATCTAAACTTTCAAAAGATTTTATGGATGATTCTAAAACTCGACAAGAGTTTTACGATTTCATAAAGATGGCAGAAAAATAAACTAAACTCCTAAACCGAAGTCGTTAATGATCTTTTGTAAGACATTGGCGACTTCTTTTGCATTCTCAGGAGTAACATCATGAGTTACAGTATCTTTTTCTGACGGAGAGAGCTCTATATTATCTAAATCTACAAATAAAGCTTTTTTAATCAAGTCAACATAAAAAACCTCACCTTCTGGTGACAAGGTATCAGCTTGAGGTTCAACAGGAGTACTATCAGGATCTTGAGCAACTTCGTCTTCATCTTCTTCATTTTGT